GGGAGTTCGCCGTTCTGCGGGACCAACTCGGCCTCGCCCGTCATCGCCAGGCGATAGCTGGTGGTGTTCTTGAAGTCGGGCACGTCACGCTCGAGCGCGATGCTCGGGACCACCGAAGCGAACGACAGGAACGAATCGAGAAGAACCTTGTTCGCGGCGTTGCCGAGCAGGCCCGACAGGCCGACGGTCGAGAAGCCGCTGGACGCCTGAATCGTGCCGGCGCGGATGCGGGCATCGAGAGCGAACGCGGCCTTGACCTCACGCTCGCCGACGTTGGAGCAATCCTCGCCGTTGGCGCGGAGGAAAGCGGCGACGATGTCGCGAAGGCCCATCGTGCCACGCTTCTCGGCGGCTTCGAGGGTCTTCTCGCCGTACGCCTTGAGCATGGTCTTTTCGCGGTTCGGCGAGCCGTTCATCGCGCTGAACGCGAGATTGGCCTCGATCACCTTCGCCTCGTCGCCGTCGTCGCGATGAACGCGACCGGCCGGGGCCTTCGCACGCTCGGCGCGGAGCACGGCGAGCTCGGTCTGCTCGGGGCTCCAGCCGTTCTCGATCGCGTCGGCAACGATCGCCGGGTGACCCTTGGCCTTCTCGCTCACCGCGGCGATGCGGCGATACTCAGCGGCCTCAGCCTCGCGGCGTGCCTTGATCGCGGCATCGTTGGAAGCGGTGATGGTGGCGGACGGTTCGGCGATTGGGGCGTCAGCGGTCTTCACGTCGTCGGGCATGCGGTTCTCCTTGTTTGCCGCACGCATGGCGGCGAGTGTGTTCGTGTTGTCGTCAGCCCCGAGGGCGACGATGGATGCCTCACTGAGTTGGACTTCGCGGGCCACGTACAACGGGCCGGTCATCTCGCGGCCGTTGACGGTGACGTTTGCACCGGCCTTGACGTATTCCTCGCGGGTCACGTCAGCGCCGATGCTCGATTGGAACTGATACCCGGCGTCGATCATCGCGCTGATCTTGGCGACGAGGTCGGGAGCGCCGTTGAGCGTGGCCTCAACATGCACACCCGTTGCGTCGACGCGGATCGAATCGGTCATCCCCGCGATGGAGTCGATGTCGGTGCTGTGATTGAACAGCACGGGGCGTGGCTTGTCGGTGAACTTCACACCGTTGAGGTCGATGATGACCGGGTCGGACCACGAGTACTGGCGGATCGGCTCGCCGGTGTAGAGCGCCATCTTGATCTTGCGTGCGGACGCGGGCTTGTCGCCGTCCATCGCAACGATCGACAATCCGCCCGTGCTGGTGCGGATCGACTTGATCTCGGCGGGGCGATTCTGGTTGCGTCGACTGTTGCTCACTGCTGAGGCTCCTGTGTGTCGGTCGGATCAGCCGCGGGCTGCGTGACGTTGGCGTACGGGGCGACCATCCACTGCGGCGTGAAGCCCGTCTCGCCGACGCGGAGCATCTGCTCCTTCATCATCAGAAGGTGGTCGTCGATGTCGCGGTCGCTGTTGAGTTCGTCGCTCAGAAGTGCCGTGCCGTTGCGGAGCCGTTCGCCCTGGGCCTTGGCTTCTTTCTCGGGGTCGAGCGCCGCAAACTTGTTCCAGCCCCATGCGTACGGCACGTCCTGCGTGCGGAACACGAGCGGGAACTGCGCCGGGCCACCGCCCCACAGTGACGACAGAAGCATGGCCTCGCGCATGAACTCAACGAACATCGGGGCGAGCACCATCTCGTTGAAGCGTTCACGCTCCACGTTGACGTGCTGGCCATACCGCATGTGATCGAATCGGGCGCTCGAGTAGTTGTAACCGCTCGCGTCGCCGCTCGCGTGAGCCATCGGCATGAGCAAGCATCGAGCACCCTCGCGGAGAAGGTTGTTGCTGAACTCCGAGTGCGTCGCCGTGGGCTGCTTCGCGTCGACCTGCTTCAGGTGCCATCCGCCCGGAAGCGTGACGATCTGGCCGGAGGGCAGGTCGAAGGTATCGCCCGGCTCACCGTCTTCGGTGCCGTTCGGCGCGGTGTCCGTCTCAAGCACCGCGGCCATGCTGGCGACAGTCTCGGCGGCGGTGACCGTCGCCTTCGTGTAACGGCGGCGTGCGGCCATCAGCCCGAGCATTGTCGCGACTTCAGAGAAGCCGCGGACCTGACCGGGGCGATCCATGCGGAAGACGTGGAGCATCTTGCCCGCGTCGATCTTGTCGGCGTCGAGCGGATTCGCACCCATGAACTTGTCGCCCGGATGCCACTTCAGCACGTTGTACTTCGTGACGTTGCCCCACTCGTCGAACTCCAGACCGGAGTTGCGGGTCGGGGACTCGTCGAAGTTCTGCGGGTGCTCGACCTGGTCGGATTCGACGAGGCGAACGTCGAGCTTCACGGGGTGCGGCGAGCGTGGGTTGTTCGTGAACAACAGGAACGCTTCGCCGTCGACCTTCCACGCCTTGTAGGCGCAGCGGAGCTTCTCGTTGAGTTTGGTCGCGATAACCCACCGCTTCCAGAACATCTCAAGACGCCGGGCCGCGGCTCGCTGATCGGGTGAGGTTGTGAGAATCTGGAGCCGCGGCCCGGTGCCGATCACATCTTCGCACAGCGACTCGATCATGCCGCGCAGCACCGACGAGTTGCCGACCTCGTATCGGGCGCGGCGGCGTGCCAAGTCGCGCACGTTGAAAGACAGGGAGGCGGTCGGCGAGAGCGTGTCAGCGCCGGCCCAATGGTTGCGATTCTCGGGGGTGCCCTGCGCGATCTCGTAGCGAACCGCCGACACGCGACGGCCAGCCTTGGCCTGCGGTGCCGGGGTGTCGGTTCCGGCCCACGCCGGGAGTGAGATGGAGGTCGCGACGGTCACGAGTGCGTCATCCCCTTGTTCTCGACCGTGCGGCGCTTGAGACACTTGAACGGGTTGGCGGACACGGTCTGCCCGGCAAGGAACCGAAACGCCTCGACAAGTTGAGTGACCGACATGCGGGTGACGCTGCCCTCGTCACCGGACGCGGACTGCACACCGCTGGCGGCGTTCGTCGCGATCTTGTCCTTGATGTCGTCGGTCGTTGCCATTGTGAACAGTGTTGCGAATGTCTGAGTCCGCGTCAACGGATAATCATGCCCCGCGGTGCAATGCTCTCAGGGGGTAAGCGCAGGTATCCGATTTGCCATGCTGAGCCGGGGCGATCCTCGCGAAACTTCACGCGGCGGACCTGTCCCGACCGGATGAGGTCGCTGAGGGCCATGCTCACCGATCGGTGCGTGGTGTGCGTGTGAAGCGAGATGCTGAACGCGGTCATCGGTGTTTCTTCGTCGAGCACGTCAAGTGCCAACTCTCGCACCGTGCGATCGGCGGCGATGATGAACCTCGCCGCCGCCTCCTCAAGGTGGGGGCTCGTCTTCCTCGGGCTGGGGCTCGGGCGCGGGGATGATCCAGTCAGGGACGTAGGCCCACAACGACCATCCGTGCTGCATGGCGTGGTCCTCACGTGCTGAGCCTCCTGGTCCAGGTGGTGATGTTCGGAAGCCCGTAGTAGTCCAGGCTCCCCCAATCAAGCAGAACCGCGCCGACTGTTGTTTCTCCGGGAATCATCAGCTTCTGTGTGTGCCGAGTTGGTCCCTGCCATGCCGGCGTAACGAACGAGACCGCGGGGCCGGCGCTCTCGTCGCGATACACGCGGCACACGTGCGAATGCGCGAAACCGAGAACTTGCGGCAGTTTGTGGTGACCGCGACAGCGGGCAAGTTGATACTGGGCCATCGCCGTACCCATCGGGGTTGCCTTGAGCCACTCTCGACCCGTTGTCGGCATATGATGTGCGTAGACGCACGAGATTCCCGACGTGTTGATGTACATCACGTCCGAAGCCAGCAGTTTTTTTCTTGTTACGCTGCACGCGCCGTAGTGCTTCGCGATCCCGTCCTCGCTCGCGGCTCCGGTGTGCGCCTCGGTTCCACGAAGAAAGAGCATGCGGTTCGCCTTTGCGGCGACCGGGTCAAAAATCTCCATAAACATCTGGACATGATCCGCAACGGTGGTGCCATTCACTTCGGTTGATCTGTGATGGAAGCCCTCAATCGCGTCCCCGTTCACAACGACATCGAAGTTGCCGGGCAGGGTATCGACGTGCTCCCACAGGCCGAGCCACTGAGCCCAAAGCCACTTCTGCAAGTCGTTCTGGCCGATCGGACCGGTTTCGGGAGACTCAAAATTGGGTGGCAGCAAGCCGTGTGACGAGCCACAGTGCGTGTCGGAAATGACGACCGTCCACCTCGCGGGCGGCGGCGCAGGCTCCCACTTGGGGCCGGGGCCGCGCGTGATTCTCCACACTGGAGTATCAGGGCGGTTTTCGTTTTTCGTCTGGTTGGTTCGCAATGCCGCCGTTGGACGCCAGGCCCTGGTGTCGCGCATTCGTTGCTCACAAGATTGGAGGTGACGAGCCGGTGATCGTGTTCACTCGCGGCAGCGTCGATGCTGGCGACGGGCCGACGATCGGCGCGGCCAGTGGTCGTCCGTCGATGTCAACTTGTGCGGTCATCCAGTCGATGTGCGGCGTTGACGCTGGGACCGCGGAATAAATCAGCGGAGCACCGAGCGTGGTCGGCGATGCGGATGCCGAGTAGCCCCACGATTCGTTCGTGTTAGGGGTCGTCGTGCGCGTCACCTCGCGGAACCCGTAGAACGCGCACCCCTGCATCCCGCCCGTGCCGCCGACAACCGGCGTGCGGTTCGGCAATGCGACGAGCGACTTGTCGGTGCCACTGACCGAGGGCAGGGCACTGGTCGTGAACACGCTGTTGATGCCGATACACGTCTGGAACCCGTCCAAGGTGCGGAACCGGTTGCACACGCCGACCTGCTGGTTGGGCTGCTGGACGATGTGAACGTGCGAGCTGACGAACCCAAGGAACGGCGACGATCCAGTGTTGCAGGTGAAAATGTCAAGGTAGGTCGTGCTGGTCGTCGCGCGGTTCGTCACGTCCCATTCGAGGTAGGTGGACTCGAACAACATGTTGTGGTTGCTGCTCGCAAGACTCACGGC